GAGCCACAATGGCCGCATCACTCTCAACCGTTGATGCCATCCTGAAGGACGATTACAAAGACTTTCTGGACAACCTCAACGAAGCCAACTTCATCCTCTCCCAGGTCGAGACTCGCAAGGACACCGTTCAGGGCCGAATCGCCCGCCACGCTGTCCACCTCGGACGTTCGTCCGGTGTCGGCGCTCGCGCTGAGAATGGCACTCTCCCGACCGCAGGCAACCAGTCCTACGCCACGGTTCCGGTCCCGGTTCGGTACGTCTACGGACGCATCCAGCTGAGCGGCCCGACCATTCGTCAGGCTGTTTCGGACCGCGGAGCCTTCATCGACGCGCTCGACGCCGAAATGGAAGGCATCAAGAAGGACGCCATGAAGGACGTCAACCGTCAGCTGTGGGGCACCTCGAACGGTGTCATCGCGCAGTGCGGAACCACGTCGTCCTCCACGACCGTCGTCTTGGCCTCCACCACCGGCTCCACCGCCCTCCGTCAGTTGTTCTTCGACGGTGGCATGGTTGTCGACATCGGAACCGTCGCAGCTCCGACCACGGTGGCTTCGGCCCGTACCGTGACCTCGGTGGACGAGACGAACAAGACCATCGCCATCTCGGGCGCTGCCGTCACCACCACCTCGAGCCATTTCGTGTTCCGCTCGGGCGCCGGTGGAGCCAGCAACAACTCGGGTCAGCCGGGCGACGGCCAGGTCGAACTCACGGGTCTTCAGACCATCGTGGACGACAGCGCCGTGCTCCACACGATCAACCCGTCGACCCAGCCCAAGTGGAAGGCGTACGTCAACTCGAACGGTGGAACCAACCGCTCGGTGACCGAGACGCTCATCACCGGCTCCATCATGAAGACCCTAACCAACTCGGGCAAGAAGCCCAGCCTGTTGGTGTCGGCCGAAGGTGTGAACCTGGCGATCAGCAACCTCCTTCTCTCGCTGAAGCGCAACATGGAGCAGACGCAGCTCAAGGGTGGATACGCAGGTATCCAGTTCTACAGCCCGTCGGTTTCCGGCAAGGGTGACGAGTCGCCGACGGCCCTCTACGCCGACTTCGACTGCCCGAACAACCGCCTGTACGGCATCAACCCTGAAGTGTTGGTGTTCCACCAGGTGGGCGACGGATTCCAGTTCATGGACCTGGACGGAGCGGTGATGAACCGTAAGCCCGACCTCGACGCCTACGAGGCCACGCTCTACATGTACGGCGAACTCGCCTGCAAGCAGCGCAACGCCCACTTCGTCATCAAGGATCTCACCGAGGTGACGATCTGACATGGCGGCATCGGTAAGCGTCACCTGGGGGCCGGAAGTTCCCGGCAACCGCAAGCAGGTGCTTGGCACCGTCACGTTCGACTCGTCCTATGCGACGGGCGGCGAGGCTGTGTCGCTTGCCGACCTCGGAGTCTCTCGCCTGGACTGGCTGTCGGTGTCAACCACCGACGGCTATGTCCCGGCTTGGGACGGGTCGAGCACCGCACCGAAGATCAAGCTGTTCTGGGTCGACACGACCACAGACGGCGCACCGCTGGACGAAGTGGCTTCAACGACCGACGTGTCGGCTGTTGTGGTTCGCTTCCACGCCATCGGCGCCTGACAACCAAAACACACGGCAGTTGGGGTCGGTTGCCTTCGGGTGACCGGCCCCAATGTCTATGATGGGGCACATGATGCGCGCAGCAGACCTGATGGGAAACGTCGACGGTGGATCGAACATGGCCGAAGTGTCGTTCGACGTCTACGACATCGCCACCCGAATTCAGAAAGGTGACGAATCCGGCTGGCGGGGCGACCCGACGGCGTCCCTCATGTTCAACCCGCTCGCAGGACGTTTCGAGGTGTGGATGGTTGACGTCATGGGCAACCCCTACGTCGCCTGCTCTCACCACCGCTGCGACCACACCCTCATCACCAAACTGATCGAAGGTGACTGGCAGAAGGGCAAAGCCCTGCACGAAGACCTGATGAAGAAGAACAAGGCCATCCGCGACGCCCACGAGACGGCCGAGAAAGAGAAGCGCCAGGAACTCGCCGACAAACTCCATTGGGCGCTCATCAAGGATCTTGGGCATCTCGACGGCGGCAACCGCCGCCAATACTCATTCAACGCGAAAGGCAAGTGATGGCAACCTACTCAGCCAGCAGCTCAGTCCACAAAACCCTGACCGCCACCGTGGTCGATACTGTGACCATCACCGGCACCGCTGGGTACATCACCGTCATCAACCGTGGCGCCGGAACCCCAGCCCCGATCTACTTCACCGTTGGCGACAACCCGCCCGCCCCGACCGCCGAGGGAAACGACACCTTCGTCGTTCTCAACCTTGACAAGACGGTCGTCAAGTTCGACGGCACCAACACCAAAGTTTCGCTCATTTCGGCCGAGGCTGTCGCCTACAGCGTGATCGCAACGTCAGGGATCTGACATGGCTAACTACACCGTCAACATCGGCAAGCATGCCACCCTGACCCCGACGACGGTGGACAGCATCACGTTCAACAACCCGGCCTCGTTCATCCTGCTTACGAACCGCACCACCTCGGGCGCGTCGATCTACTTCACGTTCGGCGACCCAACCAAGGGTGTCACCGATCCGACTGTTGCCGGAGACGACACCTACCACCTGGGCATCGGCCAGACGATCAGCCTCCCTGGTGACGGCACCGCCCCGCTCGTCAAACTCATCTCCAGCCAGGCTCAGGCGTACAGCGTGCAGGTGATCTGATGGACCGCTCCGAACTCCGCACAGCTATCAAGGACCGGCTCGCCATCCCTTCTACCGGCGACGGCCTCATCACCGACTCGTTTGTCAACACGTCCATCAACGACGCCCTGGCTCGCGTCAGCGCCGAGCGCGACTGGTGGTGGCTGGCATCGACCGCCTCGCTGAACTTCGACAGCACCTACGGCCAAGCCCAGTTGCCGTCCGACTTCATGCGCGCCAACCAGCTCGTCATCAACTCGGCGCCGGTCCAGCAAATCCCGTTTGAGGACTACATCAATCCGCTGTCCGATGACACCAACTACGGATGGGTGATCTACGGCAACTACGTCAAGATCAACCCGATCCCCTCGACCACCACGCCCGGCACCTTCTACTACTTCCGCTCCGAACCAGCCCTCTCCAGCGACGCCTCCAGCCCCCTGATGCCGGTCGCCTACCACTACGTCGTCGTCGCCTACGGCTCGTATCTGTGCGCTGCCCGACGCCAGGACGAATCTCGAGCCAGCCTCTACCTGCAAGAGTACGGCAACTGGCTTCGCACCCTGAACGACGACAACCGGGCCAGCATCAAGAAGCGCATCAAGTTCGATCGCCTCTCCGACTACGCCTCCTGGGAGTGACATGGGATCGTTTGCGATCACCTATGACGATTTCACCGGCGGCCATTACATGGGGGACCGCTCAACTGGCTTGCCCTCTAATAGCTGGAAGGGAACAAACGCGCTTCTTAGCCCACGTGGCGACCTAGTACCGTCTGGCGCGAAGCAAATTGCGACAGTCACCCCGCCAGCAATTACACCCGGCCACCCATGGGAATCAGCAGAAATTTTCTCTGCATTCATTCTTGACGTCACCGACTCCGTATTTTTCGTCAGTTACTTTGATACCACCGGCCCCACCTACTATTACAACTCCCGAATAATCAAAGTTTCAGCAGACGCCCCAAACTACCCAACGACCATCTACACACTTACTGGCGAATTGGCTGGGAAAGTGTCATGGGACAACTTCAGGACAGGCGCCGCAGTCGACCATCGATTTACATACATCGACTGGGCTACCTACAACGTACGCGAGTTCAACTGGTGGACCGGCACCGATAGCCTGCTTGTCTCCAACCCATTCGGTACTCGAGACGTGCGCGACCTCTACAAAGTCGGTTCGCGCCTTGTCACAACATCTGAACGAACGCTGTATTACTCGGCCGCATTGAACGCGGCATCCTGGTCGCCATCGACTGACTATTACGAGTTTCCTGACACAATCGTCAATGTTTACCCAAGAACAAATGACTTTTTGGTAGCCACAGTCTCAGGTCTTTATTCAGTCACGGGTGTTCTTGGCGAAAACGTCACCATCCAAACCCTTATCCCAGACTCCAACATTCACGCCGGATTCGCTCGAGGGTGCATCGATAACCGAACCGTCTTCATACCCGACGAAGGTTTTTCCGTGCCAGGCTACCCCGACGGGGCAATTTACGCCCTGAACGGCGCCTCCGTCATGCCCATTGCGACACTTGACCAATCAGACATCACGCCCACATTGGTCCCCCAACGCCGATCTGCTGAACACATTAGCCTTGGCATTTCCTCGGGCAACCAACTTTCATGCTGGTCTCGCTCGGGCGTCGCTTGGTTCCAGAACAAAAATGGCAGCTGGGCGCGCTTTGTTCCAAGCGGATTTACTGCGCCGACCTACCTGACGGGTTTTTCACGACAGCAAATTATTGCAACACCGATTGCTGTTCGAGGCAAGCGATACCCCGTCAACGAATACTCAATGGTTGGCGTGCTAGATAATTCATTCAATTTCTACGCCATCAGATACATCAACAACCATCTGTGGCCCAACTCAAACGATTTCTCTTGGGACTTCTCAACCAGCGTCGCATCAACACCGGCTTCAGCGACGGTCGACCTTTCCGAGTATTGGCACAGCAAACCCCTGGTTGTCCGTGAGGTTATTGTCGAAGTTGGTTTTGATACAGCGGCAAGCCTCAACCTGACTGGCGACGCCGTTATTCAGCCATTTATCAAACCGACTGGCATTATTGACAAGGGGCCAAATGAGACGGGCGCGTTTGTATCGTCAACGCAAACCATAACTGTTGCTCTATCTAGCATTAGCAGCGACAACAGTACCGCCATTTACAGATTCAAAATCAATGACGCTGGCCGCAGCTACGGTTTCTACCCCCGCATCACATGGCAGGGCTGTCGCATCCGTCGAGTTATCTGTGTTTGCGAGGACTGATGCCGTTCAATTACTCGTTTCGGTCGTTTGATCTTCAGTCAATAACTGACGTAGACAAAGACCTGTTGGAAGCTCGCGACCTCGGCCTTGAAAACTGGCTTTACAGCGCCGTGCCGACTGGCGGCATAATCCGCTGGCACGGCACATCAATACCCATTCCATCGGGCTGGCTACGCACAAACGGCGCATCCGTCAGCCGCGCGACCTACCCCGGCCTATTCGACGTCATTGGGTACACTTACGGTGGCTCCGGCGCCAATTTCACCCTGCCTACAGTTACAGACCACATCATTAGGTACTAAAGGAGGCACGACATGACGATCCCCCCGTCCTTAGCGCAGCCTTCCGTATCCCAGGCGCCGTTCGAGGAAACCGACCCGAACGCAATCAACAAGACCATTCTGGACGCCAAAGGCGATCTGGTTGTTGCCTCGGCTGCCGACACCCCCGCCAAGCTCGCCGTCGGCACCGACGGCCAGGTGCTCGTCGCTGACTCCACCGCCCCACTCGGCGTCAAATGGACCCTTGACCCCACCACCACCGTGGTTGACGCCAAAGGTGACTTGCTCGCCGGAACCGGCCCCGACACCCTGACCCGACTCCCAGTCGGCACCAACGGACAAGTTCTGGTCGCCAACTCGGCCACCGCCACCGGCCTCGAGTGGTCGTCCGAAACCGACCCGAACTCAATCAACAAGTCGATCATCGACGCCAAGGGCGACCTCGTCGTTGGAACCGCCAACGACACTCCGGCCCGGCTCGGCGTCGGAACCGACGGCCAAGTTCTGACCGCCGACGCCCTGTCGACCGAAGGCGTCAAGTGGGCCACCATCAACGTCACGCTCGGCACCGAAACGACCGGCGACTACGTCCAATCCGTCTCGGGTGGCACCGGGGTCACCGTCACCGGCGGTACGGGCGAAGGATCGACCCCCAGCGTCGCTATCGGCCAGGACGTAGGCACAGGGTCATCCGTCGCGTTTGCGGGCCTCAACGTCGATTCTGGCACCCTCTACGTCGACGCCACCAACAACCGGGTTGGCATCAACGACACCACCCCGGCCTACAGCCTGGACGTCACCGGCGACGGCCACTTCACCACCGACCTGACCGTCGACGGAACCCTGTACGCCAACCACATCCACGGCGAAATCGCCGGGCCGGTCTACATCCACGTCAAGAACACCTCCGGCTCCACGATCCCGAACGGCACCCCCGTCTACATCACCGGCACCGTCGGCTCCACCCAAGTTGCCGAAGTCGCCCCAGCCGACGCCTCCCTCGCCGCCAAGATGCCCGCCATCGGCCTCACCGACGGAGCCATCGCCCACAACGACAACGGCCACGTCGTCATCCTCGGCCCCCTCGACGGGCAGAACACCGGCACCGGCTGGGTGCTCGGCGACCACGTCTACGTCGCAGCAGGTGGAGGAACCACCCCCACCAAACCGACCGGCGCCACCGACATCGTCCAATGCATGGGCCACGTCGGGCGACTCAACGCCCTGACCGGCGAAATCGTCGTCAACGCTGGAAGCATTGCCACCGCCCCCAACACGATCAGCATTCCCGGCAACATCACGACCAGCGCAGGCCAGTTCAACGGGTCCGGCGCCGGACTGACCAACCTGCCCGCTGGAAGCCTGACCGGCACCATCTCGAGCACCAACATCGGCAACGACAGCATCGCCCTCGGCACCAAGACCACCGGCGACTATGTTCAGACGGTCAGCGGCGGTACGGGTGTCACGGTCACGGGAGGAACCGGCGAAGGCTCCACCCCGACCATCGCCATCGGACAGGCCGTCGCAACAACCAGCAGCCCGACGTTCGCCGAAATCACCACCACCAGCACCGCTTTCCTGGCAGCTGCCACCATCACCAACGCCCTGTCAGCCAACAGCATTTCGGCCACCACCTCCATCTCGGCGTCAACATTGACCGTTGACAGCATCGAGATTGACACCACCGGCGCAACAAGCAACCAGGTGCTCCAATACAACGGCACCAAGTTCGCCCCCGCCACCCCGGCCGCCAGCTCCAGCGTCACCGTCTCCGACACCGCCCCCGCCAGCCCGTCGAACGGCGACCTGTGGTTCGACTCTACGTCGGCCGCCACCTACATCCGGTACGACAGCACCTGGGTGGAAATCGGTGGGGCCACCGTCGCCGGAAGCACCGCCGCTGATCCCATCCCAACCTCATTCCTACTCATGGGAGCATGACATATGGCAACCGTCTACAAAGTTCTCGGCCAGGTCGAGCCGTCAGCCACAACCGACACAACGCTTTACACAGTGCCGTCAGCAACCGAGGCTGTGTGTTCGACACTTTCGGTGTGCAACAAGGCTGCAACATCCGGCACCTTTCGTGTGCGGATCAAGATCAACAACGCCGCAGATGACGACAAGCAGTTTGTGTGTTATGACGCCCCTATTGCCGCCAAAGACACGCTGTTGCTGACATTCGGAGCTACTCTCGGAGCGGGCGATGTAGTCCGAGTGTACGCATCGTCGGCCGATCAGACATTCCAGTTGTTTGGATCAGAACTGACCTGATATGGCAATTCAGTCAGTTAGCAATTCAACATTAGGCAATCCTTCAAAAGGTCGTTCATTCAAGTCGGTGACGCCTTTGCGGGTGCAGTATTTGGTCATCGCTGGTGGTGGTGGCGGTGGAGGAAATGGATTTAGCGTTGATGGTGGTGCTGGTGGTGGCGGTGCAGGTGGCTACCGTTCATCTGTTGAATCTGAATCATCTGGGGGTGGTTCATCTGCTGAATCAGCGTTAGTTCTTTCGGCAAATACTTCCTATTTGATAACAGTCGGTGCTGGAGGTTCTGGTGGGCCATCTGGCAACAACAACGGAAGCCCTGGTAGCAATTCAACTTTTTCAACGATCATCTCAGACGGAGGTGGCCGCGGCGGTTATCAAAACCAGGTCGGCGGTAATGGTGGTTCAGGTGCAGGCGGGGCCGGTGTTTCAAAAGCCGGTGGGACCGGAACGGCGAATCAAGGATATGCCGGAGGCACTGGGGGGTCTGGTACGGGTTCTGGCGGTGGTGCTGGCGGTGGAGGTGCTGGTTCCGTAGGTAGTAACGGAGCAACATCAAACGTCGGCGGTAATGGTGGTTCAGGTGTGTCATCTTCGATTACTGGTTCATCTGTCGCTCGGGCAGGAGGCGGTGGCGGCGGTACTGTAAGTGGTGGTACAGCAGGAACGGGTCAAGCGGGTGGTGGGAACGGTTCTACAACTGGGCCAACCTCAGGAGGTGCTGGGACTGTCAATACTGGTGGTGGCGGCGGTGGGGCAGGTGATGGTGGTTCTGCTGGTACTGGTGGTGCTGGCGGTTCCGGCGTCGTGATCCTCCGCATCCCTTCCCTCTACACAGCCACGTTCTCCGCTGGTGTCACCCAAACATCCTCAACAGTCGGTGGCGACACCGTGTACACAATCACCGCAGCAGGCGCAACAGACACCGTAACCTTCGCATAAGATACAACAATGGCCCACTACGCACTCATCGACAACAATAATGTTGTGACCCAAGTCTTCGTCGGTCGTGACGAGGACGACCTTGCGGAAAGTGTCACCGACTGGGAGGTCTACTACGCCCCCGCCGGGTTCACCTGTAAGCGCACCTCGTACAACACCCACGGTGGCGTGCATATCAATGGAGGCACTCCACTTCGCAAGAATTACGCCGGAATCGGCTACACCTACGACGAGGCTCGAGATGCTTTCATCCCGCCGAAGCCGTATCCCAGTTGGCTGCTGAACGAAGACACCTGCCTCTGGGAGCCACCCGTCCCGTACCCGACCGGCAACGGGTTCTACACTTGGGACGAAGCAACCCAAACCTGGACCCCGGTCGGAGACTGACATGGCAATTGATTTCCCCAACTCGCCAAGCGTGAACGACACGTTCACCGTCGGCACCCGCACCTGGATATGGGACGGCACTACCTGGGAACTCGTCACCACGATCACCGGGATCAACCTGGACGGTGGAGTACCATCGTCTAACTACGGCGGTATCAACCCACTAGACGGAGGCACACCGTAATGGCAGTCCAAATCCAGCTCCGACGAGGCACCGCCTCCCAATGGACCTCAGCCGACCCGACGCTCGCCGCCGGAGAACTCGGCCTTGAGACAGACACCGCCAAATACAAGATCGGCGACGGGGCGACCGCCTGGTCAGCGCTGAGCTACTCGAGCCTGCCGTCAACAGCCGTCACCTTGACCGGCATCGAAACCCTTACCAACAAGACCCTGACCGCCCCCATCGTCAACAACGCCGTCCTGCAAGGGGCCGAGGAGTCGTGGAATGTTGCGGCGACTGCGGCGACTGGCACAATCAACTTCGATACGTTGACCTCGACAGCTTGGTTGTATACGTCGAATGCGTCGGGCAACTGGACGTTGAATGTTCGCGGTGATTCGGGTACGACGTTGGCTTCGTTGTTGGATACGGGTGACTCGATTACGGTTGTGTTTGCTGTGACGAACGGTGCGACGGCCTACTATTCGACGGCTTTCCAGATTGATGGTTCGTCGGTGACTCCTGAGTGGCAGGGTGGTTCGGCTCCTGCGGCGGGTAACGCTTCGTCGATTGACGTGTATGTGTATACGATTATCAAGACGGCGGCGACTCCGACGTATACGGTGTTGGCTTCTCAGACGCAGTTCGCTTAGGAGTTTGGGATGCCTCTTGTTGGTGTGAAGTCGAACGCTGGGGCGTTTGGTTTAGGTTGGGGTGCGGCTGCTAAACCTATTTTTGGTTCTGGGTATGCTGGCGGCGGCGTTACAACCGTTTCGGTAACGACCGTAGATAAATTCTTGTTTTCCGATGACAGCCGCACAACTTTAGGGACAGGTTTGAGTACAGCCACATCGGCTATGGCATCGTTTTCGTCTTCAACACATGGTTATTACGCTGGCGGCACCCAAAGTGGGACTCGAACATCAACAACAGGGAAATTTGATTTTTCGGATGATTCTGAGTCAATTCTTGGAACAGGTTTGAATGATGCTGTTGAAGAACCCTGCGGTTTTGAGTCTTCAACTACAGGCTATGTCATCGGTGGGATTACTTCGACTCCCACAAGACCCACCATTTTGAACAAATTTTTGTTTAGCACCGATGCGCGTTCGACCGTCGCAGGACTTTTGTCGACGGGACGTTATGGACTGGCAGGATTTTCTTCAGCAACAAATGGCTATGCCTGTGGAGGCGATACTGGTTCTATCGTTTCAACAGTTGACAAAATTGTTTTTAGTTCAGATACGTCAACCACATTGGGTACGGGGTTGAGTTCTGCTGTTGTTTCAACGTGCGGTGCAGAATCGTCAACAAACGGTTATGTGTCTGGCGGCTATAACGGAAGTGCCGACATAACAACAGTCAACAAATTCGATTTGAGTACCGATAGCCGTTCAACATTGGCAACGGGTCTAAATACCGTACGCCGAGGTCACTCAACTTTTGCTTCACAAAATAACTTCTATAATCTTGGCGGCTATACCAGCACGACTGCCAGTCGTCTTTCTTCAGGAGAAAAATTTGCTTTCAGCAATGACGCGCGTTCGCTGATGGGAACAGGATTGTCAAGTTCTCGCAACCGACCATTTGGGTTTGAAAACCGATGAACCTAGAACCGTACACACAAACAACAATCGCACCTTCACGGTCACGATTTCAACTGCGCCATTTTGTTGTCGGGCAACATGACACACCGCAAATGCAATGGCGACAAATCATCATTGAAGCCCAGCATCTTGCGTTCAACATTCGGATGGCTGAACTGTCTATCGAAAAATCGCGTATCGAAATTCACAAACTTCTGTCAACTGGCGACCCGCTAGACGCTATTGAGGCCGAAGAAAAACAGTTGGGCATTGTGTTGACTGAACGCACTTTGGCTGGCGCACGACTTGAAATGTCATGGTTGGAAGAACTGGCCGAAGAAGTTGGGTCATACACACTTGATGAAATTGAGAATGACCAGCCGAACTATTGGGCGAAACGACTTCAGCGACAGGCCGACGTTGACCAGTTCTCTGTTCAGAACGGTATTGGTGCTGGGAACGTGCAATCCATGTTGAACGCTGGGCTATTGCAAAACAAGGAGGCAGAGCCGTGCGCTATCTCACCTGGAAACTGACATGGCCTGGTGATGGACGATATGGTTTCGGGCCTGAGCCTGCCGTTGCCGATAATGGCGGTCGGCTGGAAGCGTCAGGTTGGGTGGACCCAACCGTTGAGGCTGGCACCATCCTCGGCTATCTGACCGGCGATGTTGATTTGGCGTTGTTGGCTGATTGGGAGGTTGCCGAATTGCCCCAGTCCGAAGCGTTGGCGTTTGCCCGGGCGTTGAATCCCGAGGCGTTTCTGACAAATGACGGTCGTATCGGCGCGCCGATGCCCGACGAAGTGTCAGCCGCATTCAACCTCTAATGACGTGACTTGTCCCCAGCCTGTGGGTAGCCTTTCGGCGTGACTGCACACAAGGAGGGGAAAGTGAAGAAGGGACTACTGGACGAAATACTTGCCCATAACCAGGGCAGGCCAGGGACCACCTGCGGAATCAGCAAACTGTACGAGGCTCTGCCAGCCGAAGACGCCGAAGCCCTGAAGCAGGCCATTGCCGACCCGATGGTCAAGGCAACCGCCATTGCTCGAGCGCTCAAGGGCCGGGGCTACCAGATCACCGATTCGGTCGTCACCCGGCACCGGCGCAAGGAGTGTGTCTGTGAGTCTTGAAGACGACATCCGGTCGGCCAACGAAACGGACGACACCGACAAGCTCCGGGCCATGCTGATTCAGGCCCGACGCCAACGGAACCAGGCCGACCAGGTCAACGCCCAGCTCCTGGCCCGTATGCAGGAGTTCGAGAAGGCGCTCGAGATTGTCGACGCCGCCGACTCGGCCCAGATCGCCCCACCGAAATGGATGGTCGCCCCACCGTCCGGGCGCAAGAAGCACGCCACCCTGGTGCTCCTGCTGTCCGACACCCACTTCGACGAGGTCGTGGACCCGGTCGAGGTTGGCGGCCTGAATGCCTACAGCCGGACCATCGCCGAACAGCGCCTGCGCCTCTGTGTCGACAACGCCGTCAAGATGGCCCGCCACTACCTGGCCGGAGTCACCTTCGACGGGGTCGTCGTCATGCTCGGCGGTGACATCTTCTCCGGTGACATCCACGAGGAACTAAAAGACACCAACGAGGCCGTCATCTTGGACAGCCTGCTCCATTGGTCCGAACAGGTGGCCGCTGCCCTCGGATGCTTCGCCGACGAGTTCGGCAAGGTTCACGTCCCGGTGGTCGTCGGGAACCACGGCCGTCAGTCCCGCAAGCCCCGGATGAAACAGCGCGCCAAAACGAACTACGACTGGCTCCTGGGCAAAATGGTGGAGCGCCACTACCAGGGCGACAAACGGTTTACGTTCCAGGTGTCCGAGAACGCCGACACCCTCGTCCAGATCTACGGCCACGGGCATCTCCTGACCCACGGCGACCAGGTGTCCGGCGGTGGTGGGATTGGCGGTATCTGGCCCCCGATCATGCGGATGCGGGCCAGGAAAGCCCAGCGTGCGATGGAAGTCGGCCAGCCGTTCGAGACGCTCTGGATGGGGCATTGGCACCAATACATCTCCACCCCCTACCTGGTCATCAACGGCTCCACCAAGGGGCTGGACGAGTACGCCTGGCTGAACAACTTCGGTTACGAGGTGCCACAACAGGCTCTCGCTATTGTGACCCCTGAGCACAACATCACGGTCCAAGCCCCGGTGTTCTGCCAGGACCGCAAGAAGGAGAAATGGTGAATGTTGACCGGCACGCCGTAGAAGCCCAAGAACTGGTGCCGGACATCGTCTCGAGAAACTGGCCCGAGATCGTCCCGATGCACACGCTTGTCATCATCGACGCCATCAACGCCGACGGCAGAAGGGAACTACTCGTCATGTGCGACTCCGAACAACCACCCTGGGTGACCAGCGGCGTACTGACCTTGGTCAAAGCCGACGTGGAAACCGAATGGGCGCACCACTACCCGTTCATTGACGAAGACGAAGAAACCGACGAAGACGAAGACGAGGACGAAGAAGATGACGACGACGAGGACGACGACGATGACTGAAGTCAGCGCAGCCACCATCCGGTCGGCCCTCAAGTTCCTGTACCGATCCACGCCGGTCGGAGCCGACGAGCAGGACGAGCTGTTCCGGCTCATCAAACGGCTCGAGGCTGCCCTGCACAAGAAATGACTGGTCACCGAACTTCCGGTTGGTATAGTGGAGTCGTGACCAAGAAACTTGCCCTCCGAACCCTCGCCGTGTTCGTCGTCGCCACGACCTCCAACATCGGTGTCGGAGCCTTGGTCGACGTCGAAGTCTGGAAGTCAGCCGTCATGGCCGGAGTCTGGGCCGTCCTGACCGTCGCCCAGCGCCTCGCAATGGCCTACCGGGACGGCATCCTGACCGACAAGGAACTGAAAGAGATATTCGAGTAACAAGGGGAACCTGCCATGTCCTACACCGTCCACGCCACCATCACCTTCCACATCCCGGTCGAAACCCTCCCGCCCGACATTCCCGGCTCACCCGCCACCGGAACCTCTGACGCCGAACTGCCGGTCGACGGGGCCGAGCAAATCTGTTACGAGTTCCTCGCGAAAATCCAGCAGTTGCTACCCGAGGGCGTCTACCCGATGCTCCAGGCGACGTCGTACACAAAGGCAGAGCGCACACCGTTCTAAGTGTTAGCGTGTCACTCATGGCACGCCCATACACAGGAACCAAAGACGCGCCCCACCCGAAAGCCCGGCAGGGAACTATTGCCGTGTACGACTGGCTGCGCTTCCTGTTCGGCCTGAAAGGACTGGGCGTCTACGCCAACCGCAACGTGCGCGGTGTCGACAAGGCACAGTTGTCCGTCCACGCCACCTTCCGGGCGATGGACTTGGGTGGCACACCCGAACAGCTCCACAAGGTGATTTCATTTGTCTACCAGAACCGGCAGGTTTTAGGTATCGAAGAAATCCACGACTACGCCGGGAACTACATCCCGAACCCTAAGGGCTGGGGCGCCGGATACCGCTGTTCTCGAGACTGGGGCCGACTCATGGACGGCTGGAAGGTCTACTCCAAGAACACCATCGGCTCCCGAGGTGCAGCCTGGACACACGTCGAAGTGTCGCCTGCGATAGCCGACTCCACCCGTCAACAGATCGACGCGATCTTCACCAAGTTGCTGGAGGCATGACATGGAAGGCATCCTCGTTGCCCTCATCGGAGCCGTCGCCATCATCATCGTGGCCCTGATCGAGCGTGGTCGCAAAGAAAACAAGCGGGACCACGGCAACGTGATGGACAGGCTTGACCTAGTTTCCAGCGAAATCCGATCCGACCTGCGACAGGTGCGCGCCGAAATCTCCAACCACGCCAACGGACCCGCCCACGGAGGCACGGCACAGCCTGCTAAAATGCCCCGTAAGCGCACCCCGAAGGCTGGATAGCCAGAGGTTCAGGAGACTTCATGGCCTACGAAGCAACAGCCGAACTCTACAGACGGGAATACGAACTCGCTAAGAAGCGCGCCCAGTCTGCCTATGACTCGCGTATCGCCCAGTTGGCAACCGCGCACCGGCAGGCCAACCGCGACCTCGAAGCCAACCTAGAGTCGCGCGGTATTCTGCGGTCCGGCGAAGGCATGCGCGGCCGTGTCGAATTGGGTGCAGCCGAAAAATCAGGTCAGCTCGCAGCATTGGGTGAGCGTGAAGATGCTTGGAACCGTGCCGGATTGGCGTTGGCTCAGCAGCTAGCCGAACTTGAAGCCAAGGGTGGCACGGGTGGAGCCGGTGGCGGCGGAAGTACCGGCGGCGGCGGTGGTGGCGGAACTGGAACAGGCACGCCAGGAACCATTACTCGGCCCGTAGAACCGACACCAACCCCACCCGCGGAACAACCACGAGTCAAGCCGCCGAAGCCTGGCAACCCGCCCCCCGGCTACGACTATGTGTGGAACGAGGCCAAGTGGGCTTGGGAATTGGTCGCGCTTACCTCTGGTGGACCCGCCCAGCCCGGCATGCCCCAGCAGCCACCGGGTCAAGGTGGACCAAACGAAATTGGTTCTGGCGGTCGGCCAATTGGCACGCCACCGCCTGGTTTCGTCCCGCCTGGCACAGCACCAGGAACCATCGTCGGCGGCCCCGACCGCCGCCTGCCCAACGGCGGCGGAGTTGTCGACGGCATCTACATCCCACCGGGAACTATCTTTGGTCCACCACCACCCAAGGCAGGAGGCGGCCCTAGAGTGCCGAAACGATAATGGCAGAAAACCCCTTTGGCACCCCCTTGGCCCAACTGGCCCTCGACATGGCGCTCCGCAACCAGGCGCTCATTCAGGACATCCCGGCAGCAGCCGAACGTCAGCGTGGCCTCATCAACCAGCGCCTGCAACGCTATGGTGGCGACATCAGCCAATACGAAAACATCATGGACGTCGGCTACCAGCCAGCCGTCAACTCGCTCGTCACAGAAGCCACCGCAATGCGCGACTACCTCGTCGGTTTGCCGGAGCTGTTGAGCAAGGCAGCCAAAGAAGGCAAGACCGGCACCGGAGGATCGACGTCGGGCGCTTCCGAGCTGAAAGCCTATTTCGATAACGCTCTCAAAAAGGCAGAGGACTACATGGGCCGCTTCGCCCAGCCCGTGACACGACTCGGAACCGCCGACACGGCCGAACGGTGGGCGAACCCCATCACCCCACGCCCCGCAACAGCCCGCCGAGTCACCTCCCAATCCATCCGTCCCGGCGGCACGTCATTCGGGATCAAGGTTCGATGAGCCAATCACCCATGCTTCGTGCTGGCCGCGGCGTCCGTGGCGTCACCGTCGATGACGTCGCCCGTGTAGCCAACCAAGGTTCGAGCGGCATGCGCGGCGGGTACACGTTCTCGCGCCCATCTACCGGCCCGGCCTACGATCCCAGCGAGTTCGCCAAATTGGTCATCGGCGGCCCAGCACCCACCTACGGCGAAAAGTACGGCGGGTATACCACCCTCGGCATGCTCGAGTCGGCGGTACAGGGCATCGCGTCGCTCATCCCGCAGGCCCAGCAGCAAGCATTGTTGGAAGCCGACATCGCCCAATCCGGCCTGGTCGCTGGCGCGCAAAGCGCCGCTCGAGACGAATACCGTCGACTCCAGCAGGAATTGACATCGCCCCTGTCCAGTTCGGCCGGTGTTCGGTCGGCGCAGGGGAGGTTGGCTGAATTGCAGGCCCGCCAAGCAGCATTCGATCCGGCCATCCAAGGCTTGGAAACAATGCAGGATTACGAAGATCGCTTGCGCCGTAGCCGAATTACCGAAGAAGATTTCCTTGATGCTTACCTGCCGACTCGAGCCGCTCAGCGTGCCGAATACGCCGACTTGCAGCGCCTCGTCAATAATGCCCCGGCTGAAATCGGCGACAATTTCTTCCAGCGTGCGCTAGCTGAAGCAAGGGCCAAGCAAGACATCCGCAACGCTACATACGGCGCCGCGATGGATCGCATGAACTTGGTGCGAGGCACCGGCGAAGCCGTACCCCAGGACGTTTACAACCCCGCCACCGGAGCCGTCGAACCCTTACTCGTGCCGTACACGAACCAAACTCAAGGCACCGTTGAGCAGCTCACGCCGGTCGCCTCGGCTGTCGCCCAAAGAAACGTGGGGGCCGAACTGCAGCAGGACTTGGCCCAGCAGGTCGATCCGCTGCGCCAGTTCGCCGCCGAACTCGCTGCCACACCCATGAGCCAGTATCAGCAGCAGATCGCCACAAGCCAGTTCGGCCTCGACCCTGCGCTTGCCGCTGGCCTGTTCGGCCCGCAGGCAGACATCAACTACATGCAAGAACAAATGGACCTCGCCGAGGCCCAAATGAAGTTCAACATGATGCAGGCAGGATTCAACCCCAACGCTACAACGGAAGAAATCATCTTCCAGACCGGTGGCCCCGACGCTCTCGCCCAATACCAGCAGTTCCAGTATGACTCGGCGATGGAAAAGGCGAACGAGGGACCGGCTACGGCCGAAGAAGAAGCGTTTGATCTTGAGGTTGCGAACAACCTAGGCGTGTCTGTGAGCAGCGCTGCCGGTGACCTGCCCGACCGTCTGGCTCGAGAAGCCCTGACCGATCAGGAGTTTGTCGACTTCATGGCTCAGTCTCGAGACGGTCTGTTGCAGTCGGGAGCATTGACGATTGAACAGCAGAAGAATGCGATTCGCGACATTGGACGTCAGTATTACGAGCAGACAGGTGACGCCGTGAAGGCACAGATTCTTGTCAACATTCTGATGTCGTTTGAGTTCCTGCAAGCCTTCGGAGGCTAGTCATGGCCGAAAATCCGGTTCTGGGAGCGCCAACCAATAGGCGCCCCCCGGCAGGCGGGATCAACATGGTTACCGCAACGCGCCCCGCTACGCCGCGTCTTGGCAGGCCAGCAGTACCTAGCACACAACGCACCGGCCGTCTGAAGCCACCGGAAATAAAGGGTGCGCCAGACTTCGGCGACAAGAACTTATTCGAGAAGCTGGTCGACATCCCGCAATCGGCTGTCAAAGCAATCGGTTCCGGTATTGCCGCAATCCCAACCCTGGCCGGGAAAGTAGCGCAGACCGGCGTCGGCCTCGGCGAGTTTGTGGTCGACACCGCCGCCGACATTATTGACGAAGACATTTACAAGAGCCGTTGGGAGACCGACTACGAGCGGGGCGAGGAACTTGGCCTGGAAGGTGAAGCGTTGCTCGCCTATGCAGCTCAGCGCCAATATCCGTTGGCCTCAATGGTGATTCCGTCGGTGACCGCGACCGGACGGCGCCTGGCAGAAGTCGGCACACTTGGAGCGTACGACACCGGCGAAGAAGGCATCGACTACGCCCGCGCATTCCGTGAAGGCGACCTCGGTGGCCTGCTGGTCGAAGACATTGGCAACGTGATCCTTGCTGGCCGTGCTGGTGGCCTTGGCAACGTCGTAGCTCGAGGTGGTGGCGCATTGAGCCGTATGGGCGCTACCCGCACCGGCCAGGCCGTCTCCACCGCCGGGCGATTCATCGAAGAACCAGTCGGCACCACTGCCCGCGGTGTCGCCGGAACAGCAGCACGTTCGGGCCGTCTCGCCACCGTGGCCCCTGGCGCCATTGAGCCGCTCGGTCGAGTGGGCCGCGCGGAGGCGCCGTTCCGTCAGGTCGCCACCGAATTGCGTGGGGCGTACCAGGCGTTCAACGAGCGTCGTATCGCTGATCTGACTAGCAAGATCGCCGACCTGAAGACGCAGCAGGACATTGCCCAAAGCACCGGCAACACCGAAGTTGCCCAAAACCTCCAGTCGCAGATCGCTGATCTGGAAAGCCGCCGCACCGACTTGGAGCCGAGCGTCGGTATTGGCCGGGCCACCGCCCGCCGCGGCACTCTCGCCGGAGAACGTGCTCGCCAAACAAAGGTGGCCGAGTTCCAGCGCATCTCGCAGCGCGGCCCAGCCCCCGAAACACCGGTAGCCAACCGGCAGACGGCAGTCAGATACCGCCAGTTGGCAGACGAAGCAGAACCGGCACGAGCGCAAGCGTTGCGCGAAGCCGCCGACGACCTCGACCGTCTTGCCACCCTGAAGGAACAGAACCCTGATGTGTTCTCGCCCGAGGGATGGAAGCAGCGTCAAGCATGGGTGGAAGAAGCCGCCATCCACTTCGACACCGGCAAAGCACCCGAACTACTCACCCAGCAGCAGTACGGCGCGACGCCGGACGAGCTGGTGCGCGCGGCCACCGACCCAATGGTTGGCCCGTACCTTGCCAGCCAAGGCATGCAGCCGAGCACCCAGGGTGTCATCGCCGCCATCGAATACACGAAAGCCAAGCGCGGCCTGCCGTCCCAGTTGAGCGAAGCCGAAGTCACGCTCATCGACATGACCTACGCCGCGATGGTCAGGTTCTCCAAGGAATACACGGCCGCGATGGCTCGAGGCGAAGGCATGCCACAGGGCGCAGCGCCGTTCTACTGGGTCGCCGACACGCCTGTTCCGACATTCATGCTGGAAGTCCTGAACAGCATGAACGCCACGACCAAGTCGGAAATCCTGCAAGCCTTGGACCGTCGCGTGATCGCATTCTTGGACGAAATGATCGCTCTCGGAGCGTTGCCGGAAACAATCTTCGATGACCTCGGAATCGACCGTGGCTCGTTGCCCGAGGTCATTGACGACAATGTCCGAGCACCAGCCGATCTGTTCGAGAACCTGACCAAGGAAGGCGACGCCGCCATCGCCCGAGGCGACCGCGAGCCGCTCCCGTACATCATCGCGTTCAACACAGTCAAAGCGTTCTACGACGACCTGCGTCAAGAGTTCCCAGACTTCATCGCCAACGAAAACATCTACTCGGCCGTCATGCGGCCCATGATGCGTACACGCCGTCAAGGCATCCGTCGCCTGACCGGCGAAGACGTGCAGGCCACCGTCGACCAGTTGATGACCATCGGCCGAGACTACGCCGACGTGATCGACGGGAACCTGCTGACCGGCATTATGAACGACATTCGGGCCGCCCTCGACCCGACACAGCGAATCCAGAAGTCGGTGTGGGAGCGCGTCAACAAGCGTGTCATCACCCTCGTCAACAAGGCGGCCGACCGTCGAGATGCCCTCCAAACACAGAAAAAGAAACTGACCGACCAGCAGCAGAACGAGCTGACCAAACTGATCGAAGCCGACCAGGCTCTCGGCGCCATCCAGGCCACCCTCCGCACCATTGCCGAAGACCCCGTGCGCGCGTTCGGTGAGACTCCCGAAACGGCACGCCTTCGCACCCTGGAAGAAAACCGCCGTCGCCTCGGCATGCGCGAGCAGGTGCTGACCAACATCGAAGCCAGCCGTGCGGCACGGTTCATGGCGCGCGCTCCCGAAGCAGAAGTCGGCGAAATGCGTGCGCGGCCCAGCCTGCGTGGTCGCACCGCCTACAGCCAATTCCTGATTCGTCGCAAGCGTGACGTTCGCAAGGAACTGAACCGCCTGACCGCCGTGATCCGTGGCATGGACGCCGCCGTCACCCGCAAAGAAAACGATGTGACCCGCCAGCGCATTGCGATCAGCGAGCTGGAAAACATCGTTCGCATCGTTGAGGAAACAGCGCCAGAAGACCGAGCTGCCGTCATCGCCGAATACAGCGAATTGCTTGACCTCGCCCAGCAGCCGGTGCCGATGGGGTATGGCGAAATCAAACAGACCCGAACCATCGAAGAACAGATGTATGAGGGCCGCTCTGAAGCCCCTCGGTTCCCCGAGTATTACCTCGAAGTGCTGAACGCATTCATCGACATTGAGCCGATCAAAGCGCGCATTGACCAGCTCAACGCAGAGATGCCAGCGATCCGCGCCGAGGCCGAGGCCGCCCGCGCTGAACTACCTACGCGCCAGGCTGACATCCTTGCGGAGCGCGAAGCCGTGCGTGCCGAAGGCCAAGACCTGCGGATGAACACGCCCGAAATCATCAACGATGCCATCGCCAAGTTGCGGTCATATCTGGATGAAGTCGACGGCGTAGACCGACTGGAAATTGAGCAACAGATCGCCAGCCTGGAGAACCTGGCCCGTCTCTACCGTGGCCGCAATGCGATGGGCGTCGACCGCAGCCTGCTTGGAGTTCTTCGTCAGCAGATCGCCAAGCTCGACCGGCAGATCCCAGCACAAGCAAAGCGCGCCACCAGGTCGCAGACTCGTCTCGCCCGTGAACGCCTCCGTGGCGTTGCAAGCGTTGGCATGCAAGATCGACCCAGCGTTTCGGCTGCGAAGAAAGCACTTGACACAGCACGAGAAAATCTGGCGTCAAATCAGGCCGAACTTGATTATGCCCGCAGTCAGCCAGGCGAGCCGCAACTCATACGCCAGGGCAACCTCATGGTTGAAGTGCCATCTGAAGGGGCTGCATCCCCAGAACGCATAGCGGAACTTGAGGCGCAAATTTATGAAGGCACGGCGCTTGTCCAGAGGCTTGAAAGAGAATACGCCGAGGCACAAGTTGAGGCGCAAACGCCACCACAAATGGTTGCCCGTCTCCAGCGTGGCCCCGAGCGCAAGGCCCAGGGCGAGATCAACAAACTCGAAGGTCAGCAGCGCAAGACCGTTCGCCTGATCCGCGAAACACAGGCCCGCCTGCGCCAGCAGGACGATCTGCTCGCCGCCGCCGAGAACATCCCTGACATGACCCTGCGGGATCAGCTCCTGCGCGAAGCCCCAATGGGGCCACAACTACTGCGCCGTGGTGAGATGCCCCAGTATCTGCCCGCCGGTCCCACTCGAGGCATGCTCCGCGGCCGTGACGTACCGATGGAGATTCGCGGCGAAGGTGCGGCACCACAGACACGTCTCCAGTCGGCCCAGCAGCGAGTGTCAGGCGCGTTCGTTCTGACGCTCTCCGGCGCCGCGGCCCGCATCAACGAGGTGCTCGGCCAGCAGTACCGAAACAAAACCGTTGAGCAGATCCTGACCGACCCTGACGTCACGAAGACTGTCAACACCATCTTCACGCCGGACGAACTTCAGCGCATGCGCTTCGAGGCCGAAGCATCCGTTGCCGCACAAGCCATCGACCGGACGCCGAACGAGTTCCAGCGTGAAGTGAACACGGCGCTCGGCAACAAGATCATTGACGAGCTGGACCGGCGAGGATACGAAGTTGTCAGCCCGATCACCGTCGATCCGTTCACCGGCGCGCACGAAGCAGTCGGCGATCTGACCCTGTCGGTACGCCCGCAGACGGTGAACGAGACAAGCTTCGTGATGAAGAAAGGCGTAGCGAGTCGACTGTTCTCCGAGTTCGAGCGCAAGGGTGCTCGAGAAGTCCCCGCCCCGATCCGTCGCACCTTGGAACTTGTCGGCAACGGCACCGCTCGCTGGAAGTCCCACATCCTTCCGCTGTCGCTGCGCTGGCAGATCGGTGACGCCGTCGGCATCGTCCTGTTTGCGTGGCTCCGTGGCGACATCCCGCCGCGGCAGTTGTTCCGCACGATGCGCGAGGTCGTGGACCGTATGAAAGATCCGGCCGATCCTCGCCTGGGCGCAATCCTGTTCGGCGACGTGCTTGGTTCGCCACTGGTCGACCCCGTACTGTCGGCTGGATTCGGCGCTGCGCTCCAGGGCCGTGGATTGAAGATCGAAGAAAACCGCTTCATCGAAGCCCTGAACGCCCGAGTGACTGGCGTGCGCCCCGACGTCGGCCGGTTCCAGCGGTACGACAAGTTCCGCGCTAAAGCATTCCGTCTCAACGAGGCCATCAACAGCATCGGTCGAGCATCGGTATTCCTAAATAAGCTTGACGAGATCCTCCAGCAGAAGGGCCGCAGCCTGGACGAAATCGGCGGTCCGAACACGCTCCGCGATCCCGAAATCACCCAGGCCATCACCGACGCCGTCGACTCCACCAACCAGGTGCTCGGCGCGTTCTCTGATCTGACGCCGTGGGAAAAGCAGGTCATGCGCCAGGTCTTCCCGTTCTGGTCGTGGATCAAGTTCATCAACAAGGCTGCCTACGAACTCGCCATTGACAGCCCCGACCGAGTCCTGTTCTACGCCCACCTCGGTTCGATGGCTGCCGACCCCGATGACAGCGGCCTCGCCGACTGGCTCCAAGGCAAGACGCCGCTCATGGGATCACTGTTCGATCTGAGTTTCTTGAACCCATACTCGGACGCGATCGTCTTCACCCGCAACCCATTGGCTGACGCCACCGAGACATTCACCTCGCTGTCGCCAACGGTCGTCGTGCCGCTCAAAGTGGGCGGCGAGTTGGCCTACGGGTTCACCGGCCGCGAGTACCCGTTCCTGCAAACAGTCTCACGTCCCGGCTATCTCGAAGGCCGTCGCGAGGCTTCCACTCGCGGGCTTGGCGACATCCTGGGCGGTGCCGCCTACCTCGGCGTGCGCGGCCTGGTACCGATTGCTCGAAACGTGTTCGACATCCTGCCCACCGGAACGATCCCTGGCACCGACATTGCGACCGGACCCGTGCAGCGATTCGGGCAAGGCTCGCTACGCACAACCGGCGCCTATGCTGAGCCACGCTTGTCACCGATTACCGGCCGTGTTGGCGCTCTACTCCGCACGTTCGGTGTTCCGGCCCAGCTCATCTCGCAAGAGATGGCCCAGCGGCAGGCGCGCGAACAACAACAACGCGACCTGGCCGCCCGCCAACGTCGCATCATCGAAAGGCAACAAGCTGGTGGCTGACAACTGGTATCTCGAGGTGCATGGCCGACGCCCCACCACCCTCAACCAGGAACGCAAGCAAAACAACTGGGGCCGACGGGCCAGCGACACCAAATGGTGGCGCACCATGTTCGCCGAGGCCGCCCTGGAGGCCGGTATCCCCCGGTATGAAAAGATCCGGGTGTCGGTCGTCCCGCTCCACAAGAACGGCCGATCCCCCCAGGACACCGGCGCCTGCTTCCCGGCCGCCAAGGCCGCCATCGACGGTCTAGTCGACGCCGGAATCATCGAAGATGACACGCCGGACATTCTGACCCGAATAGACTTCCATGCACCGCTTGTCGACGGTGTCGACGGGCTACGAATCGTCGTTTGGAGCGCATAATGGCAGAAGCACCTATCCAGGGATTGGCAGCAATGATGGCCGGTGGCATGCCTGGCGGCATGGGCATGGGCGGCGGCGAAATGGAGGGCGGCGAAATGGTGCCGTGCCCGACCTGCATGGGTACTGGCATGGTGCCTGAAGACGTCGCCGAGGCGATGGGTGGCGGTATGCCGTCCGGCCTGGCGATGCGGATGCCCCCGCAGTTGTCGGCGATGCCTGCCCCGCAGGGTGGTGGCATGGTGCCACCGATGAGCATGGGTGCGTGATGGCCTCTCCCGCTTGGCAACGCAAGGAAGGCAAGAACCCCGAGGGCGGCCTGAACGCCGCCGGTCGAGCCTCGTACAAGCGCGAGACGGGTGGGACGTTGAAAGCCCCGGTGCAAGGTCGCCCGTCTGGCCCCGAGGAAATGCGCCGCAAGGGATCGTTCCTCTCGCGCATGGGCAACATGGCTGGCCCCGAACGCGACGAGAACGGCGAACCGACCCGACTACTGTTGTCCCTGCAAGCCTGGGGCGCAGACTCCAAGGCCGAAGCCAAGAGTATGGGCAAGCGACTGCTCGAGCAGTACGCCAAGCAGAAAGCAGACAAGAAATGAAGAAGGCATTCTGGGAGACGCCAAACCCGAAGAAGAAGTCCGAGAAGCTCGGACCCGAGGGTATTGCCCTTGCCAAGCGTCTGGCCTCCGAGGCTGGCCGTCCGTACCCCAATCTCGTGGACAACGCCCGAGCTGCAAGGAGGCTGAAGTGAACGAGGCGAAGATTGGCAAAGTCATGGGCGAGTTTAAGCGCGGCAAATTGCGCTCCGGCTCCAAGTCCGGCCCCGTTGTCACCAGCCCGACGCAAGCTCTCGCCATTGCCATGAGCGAAGCCGGTATGTCACAGAACCGCAGGTAGCCAGCACATTACGGTTGTATGACGTGACAATACGTCGCGACCTAGTAATCTGGCGGTACGCACACAAACGCAGACTTGACGGCCTCGGCCTCGTCTGCCGTAACAGGAGGATTCCATGCGTACCATCACCAAAACCTTGTTCGTATTTGCGTTATCAGCCTGCGGGGTCGCTCTCGCCGAAGCTCCAGCCCCCACCACAGCCCCAGCCCCTACCACAACCGTCGCCCCCACTACGACCACGACGACGCCCACCACGACGACGACCGTCGCCCCGACCACCACAACAACGACGCTGGCTCCGCTGACGTTCACGCCAAAGTGTCCTCAGTTCGTCCAGATCGCCCGCTCTGTCGGCTGGCCCACCGAACTACTCGAGCGCCTGGATCGGATCGCCTGGCGCGAATCTCGCTGCGATGACGACGAAGACTCGCACAATCCTGGCGATCCGGCAGGAGGGTCATTCGGGAGCATGCAGGTCAATTGCAGCTGGGTCCGGCCGAACCGCTGGTATCCCGAGGGCTACCTGTCTCGCATCGGCATCACCGACTGCAACCAGTTGTTCGATCAGACCGTGAACGCACGGGCGGCGCTCGAGTTGTGCTGGTATTCGATCAACCGTCACGGCCATTGTTGGGATCCTTGGAAATTGTGACTTGACAGTCGGGTCACCGTACCCGATAATGAGGGCATGACAGACAACCTGCCAATCCCAGCGGGCAACCAGATTGCCCAAGCCACAACCACCGGCCTCCGAGCCGACCTGATGCGAGCCGATGAACGTCGCTCCGAGCTGTACGCAGCCGGTGACTGGCAGACGCTCGCCTGGGTCGTCAACGAAGCACGCAAAATCAAATTCGAGCTGGACGCCTTCGTCCGTGAATGCGAGGAAAATGTTGCCGCGCTCATGCCCAACAAGAAGGAAGCCATCGACGGACTCGGCGTTATCGAAAAGCGCACGACGTCATCCCGCAAATGGGAGTCGCCCGAACTTCTCCGGCATCTCGTCCGAAGCACCCTTGATCCCGACGGTACCGGCGAGTTCAAGACCGAAAACGTCCTGACCCTGGTCGAACTGCTCGAGAAGGTTCTGCCCCTGACCAGCTCGCTCGGCTGGCGTGTCACACCCCTGAAAGAGAATGGTATCCCGGTCGATACTTTCTCCGAAGTGACGTACGGCCGATCCAATATCCAGATCACCAACTAGAAGGGAAAGCAATGACAACCAACCTGCCCGAAGTGCAGCGACCCCTGTCGCCTGCCGAAGTGTCATGGAAAGTGGCACAGAAGATTGCGAACACCCCGTTCGTACCGACCGCCTTTCGAGGCAAGCCCGAATCGGTGTACGCCGCCGTCCTGTACGGCGAGGAACTGGGCCTCGGCCCGATGCAGTCGCTGACACAGATCCACGTCATCGAAGGCAAGCCGTCCCTCGCCCCCGAAGGCATGCGTGGCCTCGTCCTGAAAGCCGGTCACCGCATCGACGTGAAGGTCGCCAGCAATGACCGTGTCGTCCTGTACGGCCGCCGTTCCGACTCCGGCTCCGAAGCCACCGTCGAATGGACCCTGAAGGACGCTCAACTCGCTGGCCTGGCTGGCCGAGGCGCGTGGAAGACGTACCCTCGAGCCATGCTCCTGGCCCGAGCCACCTCGGAACTGTGCCGCATGCTGTTCGCCGACATCATCGCCGGACTGTCCTACACCCCCGAGGAAGTCATGTCCATCTCCGGCCAGGAGTACGTCGTCGTGCCAGCAGAAGCCCCTCAGACGGCCCTGGATGCCCCTGAGACGCCCGCTGAGCCGATGCCCGCAGAGATAGTGCTGGAGAACGTCACAGCCCCGTCTGCGGTCGCCGAGCCGGTGATCGAAACCTCGTGGGGCAACACCGAAGAAGAATGGCAGGAGTATTTCCCCGAGGCCAAGATCGTGGAAGCCGAAATCGTGGAAGACCGCCCGGCCCCCAACAACGACCGGGTCGCCTCGGCCAAGCAGTTGAACATGATCCGGGCCATCGCCCGCGGCGTCAACATCGGTCAGGACGAACTGCCCGCCCTCGTGTCCGGCATCGTCGGTCGAGACATCAACGTGCTCCAGGCCATCACGATGGCCGAGGTCGACACGATCATCGCCTACCTGCGGAAGTTGGAGGGATGATGCTCGCCGAAATTGTCATCTCCGACTACTGGGTCGACCGGATTGAACTGGTGTTCACCCTCGGCTGTGGCCTTGCGCTCGGCTGGATGCTCCGCATCCTGTGGGAGAGGGACCGATGAGATTCATCCGCACCATCATTGCCCGACTCCGCAACCGCACCTCGGAATCCGAAGTCCGATTCATGCGTCGCCATCTCGGCGAATGCGCCCGCGTCATTGACGAACAGCGCATCGAGATTGAACAGCTCCGGCTCCGAGGCGACACCCTTGTCAAGGCTCTTGACGCTGCCGACGAAACGATCCAGTCAGCCTGGCGTATCGGTGATGCCGTCGCAGCATGGAGGGAATACAGCCATGACTGAGAAGTTCTACATGCCCTGGGAAAACCAGGTGGACGACTCGTTCAAAGAGCACGCAGCCTGCCGAGGCATGGACCCCGAACTGTTCATGCCCGGCGTCGGCGAAAACGGCAAAGAAGCCAAAGTGATCTGCAACGGCACGCCCGCCAAGAAAGGCCACCCCGGCACCGCCCCCTGCCCCGTCAAGCAGCAATGCCTTGAGTACGCCCTGCAACTGCCCGGTATCACCATCGGCGTCTTCGGTGGCACCACCGAACGCGAGCGGCGCATGCTCAAGCGGCAGATCATCTCCGGCGTGAACTACATCTCGAGCAAGCCGGTCGCCGTCAACGCCAAGCGCCCCATGCGACACGGCACGTCGGCCGGATACGAACAGCACCGCCGACGCAAAGAACCGCCGTGCGACGCCTGCAAGGAGGCACATGCACAAGCCTCACGAGGATGGCGAAACAGGGCCAACGATCCTGTGACCATGCCGACGCTCAAGAATCTCGTAACCTTGATCCATGCCGAAAATGCACGGGCATCACGAACCCCCGAACGAAGCCGACTGTGACGTGTGTGGGCAGCCGGTCAACCCGGTGACCCGCCACAACTTCCACCCACAAACCGGGACAGTCACCTGCAACACCTGCCAAACATCCAGCGTTTACTACAAATACCGAAGGGAAGAATGGGAATGAACAACGTCATCGAACTGCCATTGACGTACCGAGCCAACGATCCGAAGACCAGCCAGCAAGCACCGGGCAAAGCCAAGCGCATGACCGCCATGTACCGACTGCTCGAGGTCTACTGCACAAACGACGTCACCGACGAGGAAGCCGTTGAGATGATGCTCGGCCGCCCCGCCACGCTCGCCGACGAAGGGAAGCGCCGTCGGTGCTCCGACCTACGCGCCCTCGGCTGGATCGCCCCGACTGGCGACACCCGGCCGAACGCATCGGGCCGCCAGCGCATCGTGTGCCAGATCACCGACGCCGGACGCGACGCCTGGATGGAGCGCCAAAATGGATGACAAGGACCGGATCATCGCCGAACTGCGCGAGCAGATCGAAGAACTCGAGACGCGCGTCTCCACCCTGGACATTGCCGTCGCCCATTGGCGCGAGATGTACCGCAACCTCGACCTGCTCTACTCGCAGTTGGCTGGCCGTGGCTGACTTCCTGCTCACCCTGCTGATGGCCGCCTACATCACGGCGCTGCTCGTCGCATTCTGGAAAGCGTTCACCGAATGACACGCCAAGAATGGATCGACCACGGCATCAAACAGGGCTACTGCCTGCCAATACGCTGCGTCTACCATGACGGCACCGAGGAAACACCACAGCAGCTCGAGAGCGACGACCCATGCGTAATGATCCTGCAACTCACGGACCCATGAGCCAAACCTGGAGATGCCCGAAATGCACCAACACCGTCACGACCCACGTTCCCCTCTCGGCCCCACCTACATGCGGCAGGCATACTGGCAAGACCGCAGTCGAAATGAAGGAATTGCTCAAGCCACAGGAGAACGAGTGATCTACAGCACCCTGATCCTCGCCGCCAGCATCCTGACCCTCGGAGCCACCGCGGCCCTCGTCCGAAAGATCAACAAGTGACCCGCAACCGCATCAACATCGACGTCGATGACCACATGGACGCCTGGATCGGCCTAACAGCCAAGGTCGCCGGAGTATCCAAGACCGAAGCCGCTCGAGCACTACTGGGCCACATGCAGGACAATCACCTAGCCGACCCCCTTGACATCAGCCAACGGGTCGAGCAGCACCGTCGATCAGCGAATCAGGCACGCGGTCGACGTCGCCAACCATCTCCAATTGGATCGACTCCAATACGTCAGCCTGAGTGACCTCGGCAACCGGATTAACCAGACCCAACGTCTCCCGCACCCATTGATCCGTCGTATGCCCCAGCCAGCGGGCAATGACCGGCACCGGCACCCCACGCTCGGCTTGCCGCAACACGGCATAACGACGCAGGTCTTGCACGTTGATGAGACGGCCCGTCGCCTCCCGACTCATAAGGCCAATCTGCTCGGCCGCCCACTTCGACGTCTGAACAGGCCCAAACGCCGTCGTCGGAGCAAACACCCCAGCCAACCCCAACGTCACCAGCTCAAGACGCCCATTGACCGGAACCTCGCGCTTGTTGCCCCGCCGAGACGTCACCCGAATGAGCGTGCGACCCTCCCACGTCCGAACGTCCGTCGACCGCACCCGCAAAGCCTCGGCGCAATCCAGCCCGCAATACGACACCATGCCCACAAGCCATTCCCAACGAGGACCACGCTTCGCAGCTAGCTGCATGAGAGCCAGCAGCTCGTTCTCCGTCGGCAAACGGAAATCCACAAGACGTCGATCCCGGCGAGGCTTCTTGACATCCCGAAAGCCGTGGCCCTTGATGACACCGTGCTCGAGCAGATAGTCAAACCATCTCGAGATACCCGAGAACCTCGACAACACCGACGACGTGGTGTACCGATCCTCCATCCATTCGAGGAACAGTTGAGCGTTCAACACCGACCCATCGAGAGGGTGGACACCGTACTCGCCGCACCACCGCTGCCACGTCATGATGTCTTTTTTGTACCGGCGCCGAGTGTGGACCGACCCCTGGTCACCCAAGAAACGTGCCGTCGCAGACCGAACAGTCGCCATAATCAGAAATTATCACCTGCAGGCGCTCGGATGCACGCCAAAGCACCGCCCAAAGCTCAAATTCGTGCAAATTTTTTGCTCGGATGCACGCCAAACAGCCCACACCCAGAGGGGTTGGTCATTCCCCGGTGGCTCGAGCTGCCGACCCGCCCGCGGCCGGCCGCTTGTATGACCTACATACAACGCGAGCGCGCTCGAGTTGAGACGCGAAACGGCCCCGCTCGACCGGAATCGAGCGGGGCCGCCGTCCTCGAGCGGGGTCGATTAGGCCGGACCGTCGAGCACCCCTCGAGCACCCGCGGCGAATGACTCGACGAGCGCCGCGAGCCGAGCCACCGTGTCGGCCGCCGGTAGCCCGAGCACGTACCACCGAGCACCAGAGCCGCCCACTCGAGCGAGCCAGATGCCCCAGCCGCCCGACACGCTGCCGTATTCCCACCGCCACCCCGCCGGGGCCGATGGCAACGCCCGCACCAGCAGCGGGAGACACCCGCGGCCGTGCCGATGCTCGACGTCACCGCCCGAGCAGAGCGGCATCCGGTACACGTCTCGAGCGCTCATCGAGGCCACCCTCGACGCCACGCCCACCCGAGAAACACCACACCGACCGCGAGAGGCCACCAGGAGCCGCCTCGAGCGCCGCACTCGAGCAGGAAGTCATCAGGACACGGGCTGCTCACGACGTCACCGCCTCGAGGTCGAGCGCTCGACGTCGACGCACCTCGACGGCCGCACCGAGTCGACCCCTCGAGCCGTCTCGAGCGTGGCCGCCGTGAACCGTGAACAGCACCGACGCCTCGAGGCCTCCAGGGAGACACAAGCCGCACGCGACGCACGCCCCCACCGCCCCGCCGCCCTCGACGAGACTCGAGCGCCGCCCATCAGGGCCGACAACGTGAGCCGGAAACCCGGAGCCGTCCACGTAAGCGGCCGTCACAGGACAACGCCGCACAGGTGCCACGCCCGCCCACCGCTCGAGCACACGCGCCCACAGAGCCGCAGCGTCGACGTCGTCGAGCGCGAGCAGCGCCACCGGGAGCCGATGACGTCGAGCCACGTCGACCGCTCGAGCGAGGTTGTGCCGGTCGACCGAAACGTAGATCCGAGCATTAGGCGCCGCCGTAACGACGTGCCGCACGAGGCCAGTCGAGCGCGTGTACAGCCAATGATCGACGCTCGAGGTCGACTCGATGACGTGCCGCACCGCTCGAGCGAACCAGGGCGCGAACAGGTCGCCGTCACTCATCCATCGAAACGCCGGGGACTCGACGCCCTCGAGACGCTGCTCGATGGCCGACCGCTCGACGAGATCGACGAGAGCCGCCTCGACCGCTCGACGCCCGCCGCACCCGTACAAGTGCTCGAGCGCCTCGAGATTCCTCGAGGCCATGAGTCCAAATGGCCGCGCCCACGCCTCGAGGCCCGCCGCGTAGCAGTCTCGACACGCCGCCGTCGCACCCGGACAGGTGCCGCCGTCCTCGAGCGGCCCCGCCGGTAGCGGGAATGCGTTCGGAACGTCGGCTTTAGCCGTGCGCCCCTCGAGCCGCACCCGCGGCGAAGTCTTCGAATCGAAATGGAGAGCAAGCCGCACCCGTTCACCGCATCGACACGCCACCTCGAGGCGGCCCCTCGACAAACGCCGAGGGGCCGCAAAACGGTCGCGCCTCATGACCGACCACCCTCGAGGATGATCGGGCTCGACTCGACGGCCGCCGCTCGAGGTGCAAACCGCCCACGCTTCAGGACGTAATCGACTCGAGACTCGAGCGCCGCTTCGAACTCGGCCTCGATGTCGACTTCGTCGCCGTACTCGTCGAACCACGAGAGCGCCGTACCGCGCCTCGAGTATCCCGAATCAGACGCCCACGCCTCAAGCGAACCGTGCTCCTCGAGCAGAGCCGCCCGCTCGAGCACCTCGACGTCGAGCACGTCGGCCGCCTCGACGAGCGCACCGTGCAACCCAGACGGAGCCGCCTCGAGCACCACGAGCCACCCTCGAGCCTGCTCCGAATCAAAATCACCCGACCCGATGCACTCGAGCATCAGCAACGCCCGCCGCAGTTCATCGACCGCAGCCCGCCGCACGTCCTCGAGCACCCTCAACTCGAGCGACAACACTCGAGCACAGTCGACCGCTCGAGCGAGCGACTCGACGTCGAGCGTCGACGACACCCGCAGACCATCGACCACGTCGAGCGCCCGCTCGAGCGCCACGCCTCGAGCCTCGAGAATCTCGAGCGCCGTCTCACCGTAAAACCCGGTCGGCTCACACTCGCCGAGCACCCCGGCTTCGTCTCGATTGAGCGCCTCGACGTCGACGCACCAACTCGACGCCGCGACCGCCTCGACGGTCCCTGACTCGACGTCAACAAACGTCCAACGGCCGCCGCTCACAACGACCACCCCCACGCAGTCAACACACCCGGCTTCGCGCTCGAGTCGAGCACGAAACGACCACGGTCAACAGTTGAGAACGACACCGACCGACGCCCGCCCACCTTGCGACGCACAACAACGCTTGAGTCACTCATCGAGTACGAGAACCACCCGGAACACACACGCCCCGTGCTCGAGTTCTCGACCCAATAGCCGCGCTGCTCATGGATCGACAAGCCCGACGCCGCCGGAAGCACCGAGAACGCGACCGCGACCGCTTCGAACTCATCGTCGAGCGAATAGTCGACGTCTCGACGCCACTCATCAGAATCGAGCGGCCGCCCCTCGAGCACGATCCGAGCCATGCCCGGCTCATCGAGCGCAGACTGTGCAACATCCTGAGCACGATCCCAGTCATCGAGGACAAGCGACCCCACTCGACGAACACCGTCCCGATAGACGCGCACCACGCGCCACTCGACAGACTCACCTCGAGCAGGTGGATGGATGGAATAACTAGCGCGCATGGCGCCCCCTTTGGAATAACCGACCGGCAGGGTCGGGACTCGACAACTCGACGAGCCACCCCCCAGAATAGAACACACCTCGACCTCGAGCAGAAGATAACCACCAGGAAATCATCTAGGATCGAGATAGGGGCCATCTGGAGGAGCGATACCTGACCCCGTGTGCTCGAGCGCTCGAGTCTGTCGGGAAGCACGCCATGGCTAGGGCGGATCGACTGTCCTCGAGGCCGTGCTCGAGTCTGCTCGACTCGACGAAACCGGAAACGCCGTGAGCCATACGGCCGCTGGAGCGCCGCTCGAGTTCGAGACGGGTGCTAGTACCGGTGCCTATTTCGTCATGACGTTATTGGTCGAGTGTCGACGTGTTGCTCGAGCCGCGCAGTGTGGGGGATCGTCCTCGAGGTCGACGTGCTCGAGTGTCCTCGAGGCGTCGAGGCGAATGCCGACGACGCAATGCTCGAGCGCCCATGCCCCACCGTCGGTGTCGATCGGGGTGGGCGTCGTGGTGAGTGTGACCCCAGGGGTAGGGGTAACAGTCGCACCATGCCCTAGCCCCCCGCCACGCCCCCAGGGGGGGTCCCCCGCCCCCCTATCCCAATACATCCTCCCGTATTTTTTGACCCCCGCTATGGCGGTATGGGCTACTGACTTCGGTTACCACACGCTTTTCGTGTGGCAAGTCGAGCGGCTGACACCGGGATGCTGTCATCGATGTTGCTATCACCGATGTAACCATTCGCCCTACGGGGTCCGAAGGGACGCTCCCGCCTTCGCTGCGCTCAGTTGGGCTGCCGCCCTCGCTTCGCTCGGTTGCCCTCAGGGCATCCGGGTCGCCCTGGCGACCTGTCTGCTGTGCGCCAGCCTTGTATCCAAGGTATAGCTGGCTTACGCCCCCCGTCGGTTGCCCTCGCTGACCGACTGCCGGACCTTGACGATGTCCACTCGAGTACTACTTCACCCTGATTCGGGGCATGACTACGTAAATAGCCACACGGCGCCGGGGGCCGCCTTTCGGCCTTGGCCCACCCCCTTCTTGCACTACAGTGATCGACTCTTCGCCGATTTGCGTCCAGCCGGTTCCGCGGTAGATCTGGGCAGATCAGTCCGTTACTCGGGGCTTCTCAGGGTACAGCAACGCTATGTGGGTCTGGATACAAGCCCTACCAGACAGGGAATATGTCATGCTCCTTCGCGTCGGGGACGACGCCTCATCTCACCCTCCAGGATAGTCCGTTGAATGGACGCTCGAGAAGGATTGACGGTCTTTTTCGTCTCGCTGCCATCAGGATTGACCTTGGTCGTCGTCACCGGAAAAATCGGCCCCATCACATTCTTACGGAGCTTCTTCTTCGCATTCTGGCGACGCAAATCATCCCAAGCCTTGTTGCGAGACATGCAACCGATCATACACCACCGTTGTAGTATCAGTTGGCACGAAAGGGGAAATATGACCAAAGTCGAAGAATTGATGTCGTCCGTCGCCAAACTCGGCAACGACATGCTTGTCGCACAGGCTCGAGCCGCCCTGGAGATTGACGGCCACGACCCGACACCCGAGTTCTGCAAAGCCGCATTCGTCGGAATCGCCCACCTTGAGGAAATCGCCCGGCGCGCCCACGACGTCGGCACCCTTACCACCACGGAGATGCTGGCCTGCCAATCCGTCGCAAGCCTCTGCATGCAGATCTGGGCCACCCTCCACGACATCCTGACCGGAGACATTGAACTATGAGCGACGAGATGGCCGCCGAAATTGAACAATTGCATCTTGTAAACCTGATGTGGCGTCTTACGGCCGACATGCTGTACCACGCGATCCATTGCGCCGAAGACGAGCACCGCATCGAAGCCGAAAACTGGTATCACAAACTCGTAGAGAAACAGAATGCCCGCTAAGAAAGTGTGGAAAGACGCCGACGACATCACCGACGGCATCACCGGACGCAAGCCCACCGCGCCCCGACCCCCGAAACTGGTGGTCGACGCCATCGACGACCTCCCCGTCATGTCCAAAGGCGAGAAGAAAGAGATCGAGCGGGCCAAACGGGCCGCCGACATCGAAGAATCCCGGGTCAAACGGCAGCTCGAGAAGGAAGAACAACGCAAACGGGCCGACCAGTTGAAGGCAATGGGTGAAGAACTGCTCGCCAGAGGGGTCGCCTCCCGCGAAATCCTGCCCAAACTGGCCCAGTCGATCATCGTTGACCTCGGCCTGCGTCTCGTTTCGGGCGAATGGGAAATCAAATCGGCTGAAGAAGCCACCAAAGTGTCCAAAATCTGGTACGACATCCTCCGATTGGAGATGGGACAGGCCACCACCATCAACGAACAGCGTGTCGGCACCCCCGAAGACCGCCTATCCCGCCTCGAAGAACTCAAATTGGAGGCCAAACGCCGTGTTGAGGCCGGATTGCGGGCGATTGGAGACGGATCAGGGTGAATTTGCTGTCAGACGACGAGTTTGTCCAGCTATCTGCCGCCGAACAGGACGAATACCTACGTCTACTTGAGGCAGACCTCCAATCCTGGCGCCTCACCGGCAACATTCGGCAGGAACGCGCCCACATTCTCGTCGGCAAAACCGATTGGCTGCTTTACGGCGGGGCCGCGGGTGGCGGCAAGTCCGAGTTGTTGGCCTACCACGCCCACGAACTCTCAGCCAAATACCCAGGTCACCGTACCCTGCTGATCCGAACCGCCCTACCCGAACTGCGCCGGTCCCTCATCATCCGCTCCCAGGTGCGGTACGCCCAACTAGACGTATCCGCTCAGTTGCGATCCATTGACAACGTGAAAGCCTGGTGGTACGACAACGGCTCCATCATCGAATACGGCTACTGCTCTCGAGACGAGGACGTCGGCCAGTTCATGTCGGCCGAATACGACTTCATCGGATTCGACGAAGCCACCCAGTTCACCCCCTACCAGATGCTGATGATTTCCGGTCGACTCCGTACCAGCCGCCGGATGGCGTCCCTGGGCGTCCGAACCCACGTCATGTTCGCCACCAACCCCGGCGATAGGGGCCACACGTTCCTCTACAAGATGCTGGTCCAGCCCACGGCCAACGGCCGGTACGCCGTCGTCTACGACGTGCGGGAAGGCTTCGAGAACCCCGACGTCGTCCGGCGGGTCGAACTACCCGACGACAACAACGAACTCGCCAAAGTCGACATCCCCCACGATCCGAACGACCACCTCGTCGTCGCCTTCGTCCCGAGTACCGTGGACGACAACCCCCACATCGACCCCACCTACCGCAAGCACCTATCCATGCTGCCGGAGACGGAACGTAAGCAGAAACTGCTCGGCGACTGGGATACCTTCACCGGCCAGTATTTCACCGAGTTCCGGCGCGACCTCCACGTCGTCACCCCGTTCGCCATCCCCGCCGACTGGCCCCGGTATCGGGGCATCGACTTCGGTACCGCCAACCCATACTGCTGCCTATGGGGCGCATGGGACCCCGCCGACGGCACCTGCTACGTCTACCGGGAGGACTACAGCAAAGGACTCACCGCTGCCCAGCAGGCAAGCCGAGTCAAAGAGCTATCCAAGATCGACGGCAAGCCCGAACACATCGTCACCTCGGCCATCGACCCCTCCACCTTCAGCAACGTGTCCGGCCTCGGCACCACCGTCGGAGCCGTCTACAACAGCCTCGGGGTGCCGGTCGTCAAAGCCAAGAACGCTCGAGTCCCAGGGTGGCAGAACGTCCGACGCTACCTCCAGCCGAGTGAGGTAACCGGAGAGCCGAAACTAAAAATTTTCGCTACCTGCGAGCACCTACTCCGCACGCTACCGGCCATGCGCCACGACAAGACACAGGTCGAAGACATCGACACCGACGACGAAGACCACGCCGCTGACGCACTCAGATACCTGCTATCGTGCCGCCCATACATTGAAATAACCCGCCGTCATAAAACATCACGGGGGGATGCCGAAGGGAGAGTCCAGAAATTCATGGAGAAGCTCGACAAGACTGCCAAGAAGCGCCGGTGGTGAGATGCGACTCGTCGATCACTACAACTACCTGCCCGGATGCTGCTGGTTCTGCCGAGGGGTCGCAACCCCCGTCATCGACTGCGAAATCGATCTTGATGGTGTCAACAGTCCAGACGACGCCAACCCCTCAGCAATCACCCGCCTTTACGTCTGCCCTGACTGCGCTATTGAAATGGGCCGCATGGTCGCAAGCACACGGGCGCTCGAGTTCAATCGTATGGGAGAACTTGCACAGGCGAACCGTGTCGCTAACGAACTGGCCGAGCGAGCCGAAACAGCCGAAGCCCAACTAGAGCAGATCGCCGGTGCCATCGCTGGTGTAGCATCCCGTGTTGCGGAGAAGGCAGGCTCCGCAGAAGTTCCCGACGAGGGCGGTACCGAGTCTTCTTCTGCACCGCTGAAGACAGACGCTTCCCCCCTTCGGCGTCCAGGGC